GCGGTTCATGTTCGCACGGTCATAGATGTAATACTTGTCAGACTGACGAGCAACACCTACGGTTGGGAATACTTTATCAGCGACAAAGTTAGTTTGTTCTTGTACATAGGCCAGTGTCAAGTTGGACAACGGCTGGTCGATATGTACCTGTGATGGGGTCAAAAGTGGCATTAGATTATTCCTTTAAATGCTAGATTAGGCTGCTACGTTGCCGCCTTGGATCATTTCGATTTCGATGATCTGACCATCTACGCCATCTTCACGGGCATAACCAAGTACAACATCACCAGTGGCAGCCAAGAGGGCAGTACCGTCAGCGCCAGTTTGGATTTGGTCGCCAGCAGTGATAGCACCACCAGCTTCTACCATTACGGAGCCAGAGATACATACTGTCACAGCAGCACCAGCGGCAGCACCAGCGAGACATACGCCAATAGCGTTCTCACCAGCAGCGTCAGCCAGATCAACTTGACCATCGGCTTCCAGAGTTACGAATTTGAATTGTGCTGCGGAAAGGTCTTCCCCAGCGATGAAAGTACGGTTGTCACGAGACTGCATTACCGCCATGATTATTCCCCTTTGTAGGATTTAGTGATGAGTGCTTTGCCTTCTTCGGTCTTCGCCACAGCGGCGTAAGCCTTAGCAAATTCACTCTTTTTCAGTTGGTTTTCGTCCATGTAGGACTTTACGAGAGCATCCAGTTTGTCAGCAGAGGTAGCGAACTCACCGTCTACATCGGACTTACCAAATTCTTGCATGGAAGCAGCAAAGGCAGCATCAGCAGCTTTGAGCATTACCATAATTCCATCATCTTCTGAGAATGACTTCAGGAGAGACTTAGCTGCACCAGCTTCAAAGTGTGGCAGAACTTCTTCTGCTTTCTTTGTCAACTCAAGGTCAGCCTTTTCGATTTCATGTTCACGCTTGGCTACAGCAGCAGCTTCAAGTGCTTTCAGGACTGGGGCTGGGATGTCGCTCTTAGCTACCATCTCACCGTCGATGTCCATCATTTCTTCTTCCGCTTTCTTTTCGATTGAGTCAGCACGGATAACGTAGCCATTGTCAATCAAACCTTTGCGGAGATGTTGGTTCTCAGCAGAAAGACGATCAAAGTCAGCCTTAAGTGCTTCAACGTCAACTTCAGGAGCTTCTACAGCTTCAACTTCAGGAGCAGCTTTCTCAGCAACTTCTTCGGTTACAGCTTCATCAGCTTTTTCCATGTCGTAGCCGAGAGCTTTCATAGCTTCGCCACGTCCACAGCCTTTGTCATCCATGTACGCCTTTACTTTGGCTTCCATTTCTTCATTCATTTTCGTAATTTCCTCTTCGGAATTGTCACGCTTGAAGAGTGAAACCATTGCTTGTGCATTGGCTGGACGATCCACAAGGGAAAGTTCTTCAAGGTGCAAGTTTTTCAGGAGATTAGGCAAGTTAGATTTCCTCCTTAATAGCACGTCCACCTATAGAGAACGCAGCGAGTTCACCAGATTTGACCATATCCCAGACGGTATCATCGAATACTTTGTAAGCGACAACCCATCCTTCACGGTCAGACTGGATACCAAGAGCATCACCAATTTCTTTAGTGATAGGAAGAGAGTGGACAACTACGCCAACCTGATCTCCAACGTGCATAGCCTTGCCGACCCGCACATGCTCCATAAATTCATTAACGGCTTTTACCAGTGTGCCAGCTTCGATAACGTCACCCTGACGATCAATAACGGCTTCACCTTTTTCTGTAACTACAGAAGCCCATCCGTAGACCATACGCTGTTCGTCGTCAGTCTTAAGGATTTTACCTTCGATATTCTTTGTCATTTCACCCACCGATGTGTTGGATTCCCACATACGACATGACCAGTAGCCAGCCGTTGTCTTATCTTTCTTGGTATCACAGGAATGGCGGGAGCGGAAATTGGCACGAGCCTTGGGATCGTCCCTACGGATTTCCATGTTAGGATCACCGAAAGCTACCCGTTTGACCTTACCGCCGTCCTGTACGAACACCTCAAACTTCTTGTTGCACCTTTGATACGACGAGGCTTATTCAGAGTGACAGTTTCGCCTTGATACTCAGCTTTAGCAAAGTCAGTCTTTAGTATCTCAGCTACAACGGCCCTGAGAGCCTCTATACGGCTCACTGAAGGCTCTTTAGGCTCTTCGGTAGGCTCACCCCCTTCGTAGAACGAAAGGTACGCCTCGTGGCTCTCTCCGGGCATGTACACAGCTTGACCATCGTAGTCAGAAACGTGAGTAGTTCCACCCATGCCCAAGTCCATAGAACGAGAGATAGCTTCTGGCTCAGTGGTGAAGATGTCGTTGGCGTATTGTGCCTTATCGACCGACTTCTTACTTGAGGAGGGGTGTGATGAGGGTAACAAGTCTTTATCGTGGTTAACTGACTTAGAGCCACTTACAATCCTGAGAAAGCTGTTGACACGAGCCATAGCCCATTGCTCAGGGGAACTTACATTAGGGCGAACACTTGATGGATTAGTTTTGTATGCACCAATCCCACGATCATACACAGCTTGAAGCATACGCATAGTTACTTTATGCTTAGACTTCTTGTTATGCTCTTCCATTTTATTCTTTAGACCAGTCTTTGACATTATCCTGTAACCTTTGCTAGATAACCTTTAAATATACCAAAAACGACAGCGTTGTTGTCTGATGTTTCGCAACGTACACGAACATCTGAGTTCTTTGGTATGATAATTGCGGGGTCAAGACTTATATCAGAGTTTCCACCTGATGAAGATGCAGTAAAGCAAGCCTTCTGCAAGAATACCCCATCAGGCTCTTTTACCTCAACGTAAAAATCCACTGCGGCAGACTGTTTGGCGCTAACGGCACCGTAGAAACCTGTCATTACATAATAGTCTTCTTTACTGAAGGATGTTGCAGCTTTGAAAGACTGCTGAAAGCCAAGAGGAATGTCGATGTGAATTTTATTTGCGTCTGTTGGAATACCACCATTTATCTCTGTATCTTCGTACACAACCACACGGCCAACAAGCTCAGTTCCATTGTTGTTGGATATTCTGGATACCCTTGCGAGACCTGTAGTTAGTGCAACGGAAGTCTGACCACTAAGGGTCACAGTCTGCACTACAAAGGTTAGATCGTTACCTGAGATTGTGTGACCCTCAACTCTAATCTCTTGTGTGTCAGAGGCAGATGAGGAAGAGATGTGAGTGATGCCATCGTCTGATATGTAGACTTCATTACCACCAACTGTCCAAACGGTCTGTAGAGAGTTCGTAGTTAATGGGGCTGACTTGCCAAACTTTAGGAGAGACTTAGCTTTCTTGTCGATAGATACGACATCACCATAAGTAGACTGTATCTCACGCTCAGACTGAACTAGGCGACCATCTGGTACTTCGTATGTACGTCTCTGCCATCCTCCAAACATCTGATCTATTTCCTGTTCAAGTATTAAGTTAGGGTCTCTTGCGTCTTCTACGTTAGGTCTGCCAGTAAGGATACTCTTAGCCGACAGTACATTATTTTGAGTTACTGCTGTAGGGTTAACTTCTGGTACACCAGTCAGAATAGGAACTGCGGTGTTTGTCTCATTTTCTGTGAGTGTGGCATTAGCTACAACAGGAGAACTTGTGATAAAGCTAACTGCACTTAGGTCATATAACTGGCTTAGACTTGTGCTTGATACAATGGCCGCACCAGTGACAATTATATCAGAGGTTAGATCGTGGTCTTGGGCAATCGTAGCTGCCTGTATGGAGACAACACCTGTAGTTATGTTGGTGCAGCTTAGGCCATGTGCCTGAGTTAAGGCTGAACTACCTACCGTAGGAATACCAGACGTTACATCTGTAGCTGTAATCGCATGGACTTGAGTTATTGCAGAGGTTTGAACAACTGGGGAGCCAGTAGAAAAACTGTTAGCTCCAATAAAGTTCTCGTTTATGATAGGTTCACTGGCTTGCGTGAGAATTAAGCCACTGTCTTCCTGTAAAATCCTGCTGGTCATATTAAATAACCTTATTATGCAGGATCAGGGATACCGATAGTAAACGATCCTAATGAAAAGGTATTGCCAGAGGCAACTACTTGACTTGCCGTAAGAGAACCTGTGGCTAGAAGACGGGAGTTAACTGTGTCAACCACTGCATAATGAGTGGCTGTACCGTTACCTGTAACTGAGGCATCAGCTATGGAAGCTACAACTACCTCACGACCACCACCAGACCTGTCTGAGGGGGCAGCAATGGAAATGGAAGATGAGTTACCTAAAGTAGATGTGGAGGTAGCATCAGTATAGCTTGTAGCTTCCTGAGAGGTAATGTCCAAGCGGTTAGCTTCAGTGTCTAATACTGAAAGTCCATTGTCGAAGACTCTGTTGTTTAAAGTTGCCATTATGCTTCTTCCTCATCTGTAGTAGAACGACCAACTTCAGGGTCATACTCCAAGTCAGCTATGTCCATAAGGTCTTTAACAACCTCTGGGTGCGAGGACACATCAATGTTAGCGCCATTGAGGTTACGCAAGAACGCAGCAACTTCACGCAAGTCATGTGGAGCAACATCGCCAGCTTCGATAGTTGGCATCAGGTCATAATTCAGACCGTTCAACTGCCAAAGACGCTCGACCAACTGTTTGTTGAGAACATCAACGATTGCTTGGATGTAACTCTCAAGCGCACGGAGGAACAGGTCTGTCTTCGACTTGGAGAGAGCATATGAACCCCCAGAGGAACCAAGCAGAAGAAACTCAGAAAGTACAGAACGAGCAATGTCATGCTGGTAACGACTAACGATTGGATTGATGTCAATGTTGCGTTTACCATTGGATGCCATAAGCTCAATGTCAACTAATCTTGTGGAGGAAGGCGCTCCATCTTTATCGGGGTAGGTGTCGGATGGCAGTATAATGTAACCTTGCTCGTTGAATTTAACGTCTCGTAAGATTTGCTGCAAGTTGTTGACGAAGCCTGACTGCGCCACAGAAGCATCCCCAGAAAGATATTCAGCAGGAATACGGGCAACAGGAATACCAGCAAGCTCACGTTCCACTGCAATAGCTTCAATTGACTGTAGATTATTAAGATACTCGTAAGAAGTATAAGCGTTACGAAGGATAGAACGGCCACTTGGATCACCATTTATTGAGGTAGTGCGGTAATACAAGGACTTATTAAGTGGGATATAGTTCTTACTTGCCATAAGCCCGACTGATTGCTCAATACCTAGAACATCACCAGTCTTTTGATCTACGTCAAACTTATTTATAGTCCAAGGCGCACGGGCAGCAATCTTGCGTACACCAATACGTCCGTCTGTATATTTAGAATGTTTCTTGTCAGAACGCTCGTTAGGGCCAACACGTCTCTTGTAGATAACCTCAAACCAACCGAAGCCATACGACAGAAACGACAAGGCTTCAGCAATGTGGTCATCTAGTGTATGATCCATGTCATCAAGAACGCTCTTAACGAAGTCAGCTTCCGCTTTAGCTGCATCACTCTCGTCAACTGGGTTAACATGAAGGTCAACATCACGAAGGATTTGCTCAACAGAATACATAACAGCACCAACGGTACTATCATTGTCACGCATCTCACGATACTTGCGAATGGCTTTCTTGCCACGCAGTTCAGGGAGAAACTCATCAGCACGGATTTGACCGTTATGTGTGTTATCACCAGCTACACCAAGGGTTGCCTTAGCTTTGGCTTCTGAGAGCTTCTTAACCATGAGATAGGTTCCATTATTATTTCTGTGAAAGTCCCTTAGCACTTGAGTAAGCGAGGGTCAGTTTGGGTTTCGCATATCCGTTAAGTGAGAGGTCTGTAATTGCCCATACACAGGCATCAAGTCTATCTGGGGAACCAATCGACCCTAGTGGTTCCCATGTTCTCATTTGTGTTTCTAATTCGTTCAACGAAGACCCATCAGGGGGATTAGCTACATGCTTTACCAACCCACGTTCATACAATGCTGATACAGGTTCAGCCCTAGCAAACTTACCACGAGAAGCTCTAACAGCTTTGTATGGTACACTAGGGTCTTCTCCGTGAATAGTCTGTTTGACCATATCACCACCTTGGTTAACCTCCGCTACAATACGGTCAGCTTCATATTGGTGATATAGTTGAATAGCTTTAGCTGCCCAACCCTGTGGTGATAACCTATCGGTATAATCTCCGAGGACATAAGCGATACCGTTAATGTCAATACCTGCGACAATAATACCCGTCATGTCACTCTCAGCATTAGAGGTAACAGCGGGATCAAGTGCAACGACAATACGGGAAAGGTCTGGGACAGCCTCATGTTTGACTGAGGCATCATCTAGCATTACGGTAGTCCTCAAGGCTCCTTGAGCTTCTTCTAGGACTTCAGCGTAAAGCTCTTGTCTACCTAGTCTAGTCCCTTCGTACTGCTCTTTAACAGCAGTGAGGTATGTACTAGCTAAGTTGGCTGAGTTATCAAAGGTACTACCAGAGGTAACTACAGTCTTAGGGTCTTTGAGTATCTGACGAATAAGTTTAGTTGGCTTAGGGGTAGTCGTAACCATAATCCTTGGGTGTCTACCCAGACGCATACAAAACTGTAGCATCTGCCAAGTGTCCATGTCCTTGTTCCAAGCAGCAGTCTCATCACACCATGCTAACTCAAACTGTGGGCCACGGAGACGCTCAGGTTCCTCAGCGGAGAAGAACTGTACTTGCGCTCCATTCTCCCATGTAAGTGTACGCTTAGTTGGAGACCACTCAGGGAACCCCATCTTCTTACCTTTGTAAGTTCTATCGTTCTTCCAGCATACCGATAGGAAACCAGATTCACCTTTGACCATAACCCGTTCAATATCTGAGTTAGTAGAAGCTACAGCAGCTATACGCTTGACACCACGTTTAACATTCTCTCGTACCCACTCTACACCAGAACGAGTTTTACCAAATCCACGACCTGCATTAATAAACCAAACATTCCAATCGGGATCGTTAGGCTCAAGCTGGTTATCCCTCGCCCAAAACATCCAGTCATGCTTAAGTTCCTCAGTCTTGAGTGGCCCTAGTTGATCGAAGATGTCCTTAACTTTACTCTGAGGTAATCCTCTAAGAGCATCGGCAGTTATCATTCTCGCAGGTACAGGTTGTTTCTTCTTCGGGGGCATCTGTGTTGTATCCAAGTAACGACATAAGTGTAGCAGTAGCACTCTCGTCTAGTTCAGGGTCAGTCTCTTGCTCAACTTCAATGTTAGTCTGTGTTGGACTCCAGCCACCTTTAGATCGTAGGAATAACTCTTGTGATTTGAAGTCACCATCTAAGGCTTGGTCTATGACCTTCTTACCGACAGCACCATTGATCTTCGCTCGTTCCATCTCAATGAACGACCCATAGATTTTGTACATAGTGGATAAAGACTTTGGGGCATCCTGTAGGTGTTGCATTGAGGCAATCATTTGACGAATACCAATGCCACCTTGGATACAGTCCAAGATGTGCTTCTCTACTAATTTACTGTAGGGTAGTGCTGCGATCATAACGATAGTCTCCGCCCTACGGGCTATTAACGACAAGATTAGGGTAACTTAAGTGGGTAGTCGATATTACCACCTACTGTCAATCGGCAAGAACCTTGCAACGTAAGTTATATCTATGGGAACATACTTCTTGGTTTAACTAGTAGGGGTAATTCTTGAGGGGAGTAACTATAGTTATGACTTACGTTATATAGCTTAGTAGTATAAATCGTAGTGGTAATAATTTACGTTAAAAC